AAGATATATGATCTTGCTTGGTCATTGTTGGAAGAAGGTATAGTTGCAATTGTCCCCGTCGATACAACGACTAAACCAAATGATGATGGTTCCTATGATATCTTATCTATGCGTGTTGGTAAGATAATGCAATGGTATCCTCGTGCCGTTCGTGTTCGAGTCTATAATGATCAAAATGGTTTAGAACAAGACTTAACGTTGTCAAAACAGTCCGTCGTAATTTTAGAATCTCCTTTGATCGGTTTACTTAAAGATCAGAATTCTACTTTGCGTTTGTTAGAGCAGAAGATGGATCTAATGTATTCCCAAGATAAGGCGATAGCTGCTGGTAAATTGAATGGGTTTATTCAAGTACCATATGCCACTAAGAGCGATATTCGTAAGGAACGCGCTACGCAGCGTAAAAATCAATTAGAAGAAGAGCTTGCTAATAGTCAATTCGGTATTGCCACACTTGATGCTAATGAGAAATTTATTCATACAGGCGGTAACATTACCAACAACCTAGTTGATGATATTCGTAAACTACAACAGGATTACTATAATCAAGTTGGAATCTCTTCTAAAATTCTAGATGGTACTGCAGGTCAAGCTGAGCTTAATTTATATTACCATAGAGCTGTTGACCCTGTTCTACAAACTATTGTGGATGGGATTAATCGCATCTTCCTTACAAAAACAGCACGCACTCAGGGTCAGATAATCCAGTATTATCGTGATCCGTTCCGTATGTTACCAGTTGAACAACTTGGTACTGCGGCAGACCTCTTTGCTCGAAATGCTATATTTACATCGAATGAGATTCGATCAATGTTAGGTCGCGCTCCGCACCCTAGTCGTATTGCAGATATGCTCTTTAATAAGAACATCTCTACAGGTATGGACTTAATGGGAGGAGCCTATGATGGTACAACCCAAGGGTATCCTGAAATCTACGAAGATGGCCAAGGTGGGTATGTCGATGCAGACGGCAATCCAGTAGATGAGTATGGTAATCCTTTGGATGTATAATATTTTTATGGAGGAAAGTTAGTTGCAAAAGAAGCCTGACTTCGCCGGATGGGTAACTAAGAACGACATTCGTTGTAGCGATGGTGTCACGATTCGTCATGATGCTTTTCGACAAAACAATGGTTCCCAAGTTCCTATCGTTTGGCAACACGATTACTCCAGTCCCTCAAATGTATTGGGGTATATGATTCTTCAGCACCGCGATCAAGGTGTCTATGGTTATGGGTATCTTAACGATACAGATCATGCCGAAGACACTCGTGTTCTTTTAAAGCATGGTGATTTGAACGCTATGTCTATTGGAGCTCGCGGTATTCGCAAGAACGGGAATGATGTTATTCATGGAGAAATTTATGAAGTTAGTCTCGTTTTGAAGGGCGCGAACCCAGGTGCTGTGATCGAACATGTTATGCTCCATAGCGCATATGGGACTGAAGAGTACGAAAGCGACCGTGGTATCATTCATACTGGTATCACTCAAGAACTACTTCATTCTGATACTGAAGAAGTAGAAGAAGAAAAGGAGGGACGGATGTCTCGTACATATGAAGAAATCCTTGATAACCTTAGTGACGAAGAGCTTGAAACTTTAGTTAATGGCGTTATCGGAGATATCTCTGATGCTCTTGATGAAGCTGATGAAGATGAAGAAACTCAAAATGAGTTAGAAATTAACGGTCTTGATGAAGAGGATTACTCTGATGAAGACGAAGATGATGATTATGATTACGACTATGATGAGGATGAAGATGAATTTGACTCTGATGTAGAAGGATCTAATTCTGAAGGCGGCGACTCTGTTGCACACTCAATTTTCGAAGGAGAAGAAGTTTTGAAACATAACCAATTCCAAGGTACAAATCCTAGCGTTACTGCTGAAGATATGGATACATTGCTACATAGCGCAATTTCAGGTAACGCTTCATCATTTGCTGGTGTACTTCGTGCAAATGGTGTACTTAATGAAGATTCAATCCAACACGGTTTGGTAGGTATGGAAACATTGTTCCCTCAACCTGCACAATCTGGAGGTCTTACTGTATATAACCCATCAGGTCTTAATATTGACAAGATCATGGGACAATTCGGTAAATCTCCACTTCCACGTGTTAAGAATTTGTTTGCCAATCTTACTGAAGATGAGGCTCGTGCTCGCGGATATATTAAAGGTAACCAAACTCTTGATTCTATTGAAGAAGTTTACTTCCGTGAAACTACTCCAGGTTCAGTTCATCGTCGTGAAACAATTGACCATGATGACCTGATTGACCTTCAAGATGGTGGGTTTGCCGCAGTTAACTTTATCCAACAAGTTCAAACAGCTAAATTCAAAGAAGAAATCGTTAAGGCTGCCTTCTTGTCAGATGGCCGCGACTTGACTCTTTCTACTGGTAAACGTAATCCTGAAAAGATTAGCGAACTTCATATTCGTCCAATCATCAAGGATCATCCATTGTTTACTATTAAAGTTACTGCTGCTTCATTTGAAACTGCTGTTGATGAAGTTATCTCTAAAGCATTCCCTGCTTATCAAGGTTCAGGTAAACCATCTCTTTATATCAACCCATTCGACTTGGCTAAGTTGAAGACATTGAAAGATAAGAATGGTCGTTACTTGTATGCTCCATCTATGGACAACAACCAAGTACCAGGTAACGCTAACATTGCCGCATACTTTATGTGTGATGAAGTAGTTGAATACCGTGCACTTCCTCAAGGAACATTCATTATCGGTAACTTGGCTGACTACCAATTCGGTATGTCTAAGAATGGTGAAATTGCTACATTCGATAGCTTCGATATTGACTTCATGCAACATAAATACTTAATGCATGCTCGTCTATCTGGTGCGATCGTAACACCTAAATCATTCATTGTCGTTACTGTAACTGATAAAGCTGCTGTAGAGGAAACTGCTGTGAACTTCGATTCAACTGGTCTTAAGACTAAACCAACATGGACTGTACAAACAGACTCAACTGAAATCAAAGGTATCGGTGCTAAAGCCGTAGATTATGATGCTGCTGTAAATAACGCTGATATGACTGAAGATGAGAAGAAACTCGGAACAATTGAAACGTCTCCAAAACCAAAGAAACCTAAGAAAGCAGAATAGTCTTAGCTGATAGATAGGAAGGTAACACAATGACAAAAGCTGGAATTCGACTTATCTTCCGTTCTAAAGAGCCAGAGGAAGTTAGTATTGGGGATTACCGTTATAAATATACGGTATCTCCTTTATTACTGGCTAGAATAACCTCTAAGTCTTTTTTCGAAGAAGATCAAAGCTCAATAAACCAGAATACAAAATCTAAACTCAAGTTCGACGCACTATTACCTAATGATGCTAGCGATCGAGTCAATAGAATAAGTCATATACTATATATGGGTACTTTTTATAAAGTGGATTCTATTAGACCATATCCTCCTAGAGTCGCTTTAACTATTGCTGACATTGAGATGTCTGATATCAAGTCTGAATTAGATGAACTCATTATTAAATCAAATGAAAAATCTCAAAATGAATTAAAAGTTGACGCTTTTGATCATTTGAAAGTCGCAATGGTTGAATCCGAGACGGATGAACGTGTTAAAGGAAGTCTCTTCCTTAAAGATGGTATTATCCAAATTTGGAATGGTGAACAGTACATCGACTTGTTATTATTTATTAAAGATAAGGTTTAGGTGTCTGTATGAAAGATAGAAAGGTAGTTCTTGAAAAAATCAAGGACAAGATAACTCCGAATGTTTATTTTACTCCTCCAGATAATATACAATTGAAGTTTCCTGCTTGTGTTGTAACAAGAGAAGACTTTGAGGTTAAGAAGGCTAATAATAATCCATATTTTTCTAGTATGGGTTATAAGCTTGTATATATGTCTAGAGAAGAAGCTGATGACATCTTTATAAAAATGTCAACTACTTTTAAGTATTCATCTTTTCGTACAGAGTATAAAGTTAATGGTTTATATCATAAGGTTTTTGTCGTCTACGAATAGAAAGGAAGGATCTCTTGGCTACAGTTCAAGAAGTTATTAATTATGCTAGGTCTTTAGCGGATCAAGGTATTGGTGCTGATGCCGATGGCGCATATGGTACACAATGTGTGGACCTACCTAATAGTATCTCCCAAATTTATTTTGGTAAGATTTTATGGGGTAATGCTATTGATCTTTTAGATTCGGCTGCTGCTCTTGGTTATGAAGTAGTATATGATGCGGTTGGTGTAAACCCTCGTGCTGGTGCTATTTTTGTAATGGCGGTTGCTGAACATGGGTATGGTCATACAGGTCTTGTTATTGAAGATTCTGATGGTTATACTATGTCTACTATCGAACAGAATATTGATGGTAATTGGGATGCTCTATATAACGGGGCTCCTGCTAGATACAATACTCGTGACTTTACCGGTATTGTTGGCTGGTTCTACCCTCCTTATTCTAACGAACCTCAACCAGAACCTGTAATTCCTCCTCAACCAGAAACGCCTGCTGATCAAGTAGTTGTCAATGATGAGGTTGGTAGATTTACAGTTAAGGTTGCTGGACTTAATGTTCGTAAAGCACCGCATTTAACTGCGGAAATTGTAGACCTTTAT